ATTGCATCAACAATCATTTTGATGGCTTTTATCAATCGTGGAACAATAGCAATTACCACTAAAAATGTCGTGGCCATGGCAGCATATTTGATAACTAGCTGTGCAACTGATTTTGCATTGTTGATGTTAGTTTTTGCCAGCTCTGTCATAAATTTGATCAACGGTTTGAATGCTGTCGCAATAATTATTGTGATCTGTATTTTCAAGCTGTTAAACGCTGTTTGCAATTTCAACAGTGAATCGTTGTATTGCTCAACAGCCGCCAAAGATGCGCCGCTAACCGTTCCAGCTAATTCATCGAATTCAACACCGAGTGCATCAATTTCTGCTGCTGTCATGTTAGCGATAGCCATCATGCCTGCACCAGCTTCACCAAACATCTGACGCAATGCAGCAATTTTTTGTGCGTGTGTCGGTAATGCCGAAATAGCTTTAATCACCTCTTTAAATGCTTCTGCTGGATTCATTGCTGCTAATGCTTCAAATTCTAATCCAAGGTTTTTGAATGCGTCTTGTGCGCCTTTACTGCCTGATTTGGCTTGTCCCAGTATATTTAGAAAATCCTCCATGGCTTTGTTGATTACATCAACCTCAATTCCACTAAGTTGTGCTAGAAATTGTATTTTCCTTAATTCCTGTGCTTCCATTCCTAGCTTTGCAGCTGTCTTTGCAAGTTTGTCTAGGTCTTGTGTCAAACCCACAAACATGGATCTGATTGCATGAAATCCGGCATACGCACCAATCGTTGCAATGGCTGTTCTGGCCATGTTCTTCAAACTGGCACTAACTGCCATTGTTTGATTGCGCATGCCCTTCATGGATCTGTTGGCACGATGCACGCCAGATTCAAACGGCTTCGTCCGTGCAATGAATGTCGTTGCTAGTGATCCAATATTTGTTGCCATTGTTTACTTTCCAAATAGTGCAGCCATTTCAGCTTCATCATCTGCAACTGTCAGTTTTTGTGGCTTCTGCTGTGCAAACTCCGGCAGGAAATGATCCAAATTCACCTGATCTGCACGGCTGCTGGCAAGTATATTCACCATCATGCTGCAAATATAACTGGTCTGCATCCAATTTTCGCCAAATGGTTCGCACCGATAAAATGCAACCCATTCTGCAAATTGTTCTGATGTTATGGAATCCAACATTTCATCCACGTTAACATGGCCAGTGGCCAGTGCTAGGCGATATGCAAACCGCCGCCGTGGATCATTTCGGAGTTTTTTTCCAGTTCATCAACTTCATCATCACCAAATCCACAATGCTTGCTGGCTACTTCAAACAGCTTTTGCACCAGCTGGCCATCCAGATCATCCAGGCTTTTCAGATCTGACATATCCAGCATTGTGTTTTGGTCTTCATCTACCAGTGTATACACCAACAATCGTTTCCTAGCATCAACATTCACGCCGCCTTTTTTATTTAGGATGCTACGCTCGAATTCTGATTTTTCGCGCTCCGTCATATTCTGAAACGTGAATTCAATGCCATCAATCGTTGTGCTGGTGTGCCTCCTCGTACTACACTTCAGCAGAATCGCTTTCGTCGCTTTCAATTTCTTCTTCCTCATTTGCTGGTGGCTGATTCACAGAACCAACCTCACCCCCTAGAAACTCACCAACTGCATCAACCACGGCAGCTTTCACACTTTCCGGCTGCGCGACTGAAAAACAAATCGGTGATCCTTCAACAATTCCACAATAACCAATCCCAATGCCATTCAGCCGAATGAGTTTAACATCCTGAATAAGCTGGTTTGGGTGGTCGTCAATTGAAATATTCATTCTAGCTTCCTGCTGTGTACGTGATGTCGCCAGCCCATTTGATAGTGGCTTCACCCATCATGATCTCACCATTAACCAAATCAGGTGACGTGCTGTTTGTCAAAAATGCACTGCCGCTAAGTGTTGCAGCTGTGCTTTCACCGGATTTTAGTGGATAGGTAACTGTGACGGTTTCCGCTGCACTGTTAATCGGTGGAAATGTGCTGGCGGATTGATCCCATTGGAATTCAACTGTCATTTCGCCAGGATCGGATAAATCATCTGGTGTGAATTCTTTATGCACTGTCGTTCCAAGGTGTGAAACTTCCAGCGATTCACGTGATGTACCTGTGCCACCGATTCTGGTGTAGTTTGCTGTGAACCCAGTGGTTCCGAATGCAATAGTTGCACTGTTGCCTGTTTGTGCCATTGTTAGTGGCTCCTATGTTAAAACGTGGGGATTGATTCTGTAAATGTAATTCTAAAATCTAGGCTGTTGACGTATAAACCGTCATCACTGCCATCATTCGGCACTAAATAACCGACTGCGCGATCCTCCAGCTGGCTTGCCTGTATTGTTTGGCTGCCTGCGCTGCCTGTGTATCCATGCAGCACCTGCCGGATCACTTCAGCCACTTCATCTGCTTTAATGCGTGTGTCTGCATAACATGCAATGGTGACACTGCTTTGACTGATACCACCAGCACCGCTTAGCTGTTCTTCATGATCACTGGCTGTTTCTTGAATTACTAATGCCGGCATCGTTTCATTTTGTGCCAGTGCATCCGGCCTGATGCGTGTGCTTACTTCATCTGTGACCGTGGTTTTGGTCAATAGGTAGGTGCGTATTGCTTGTGCTATCATTTGGCCACCTGCAACATTTTCTGCCTTGCTTTTTCAGCTGCTGCTCTAACGGCTTGCCGCCCCTTAATAATTGCAGCCATTTTTACTGGTGCTTTTGATGCACGTTGTGCTTCATTCTGATATTTGATTGCTTTAACACGGCCACCGCCACGATGCCCCCAATACACTGCAATGTGGCCATCATTGACCAAATGAGCATACCTGGCAGACTTCGGATCACCTTTTGTGTATCTGTGGCCAACTTTAGTGGCAATGATCCCTGCACGTGCCAATTCACGTTTGGTTGACCACTTGCTTGATGGCTTATCTGCCAAAGATTTCCTCAAACGGTTTTTCACATCACCACGTTTGGCTTTCAGATCATCTGATTGCAGATCTGTTGATCCCGTTTTGGATCCTTGTGGTGTTCTGTTTCTGTACTGCTTTTTGATTGCAGTGGCTGCCGCCCGTAGCATTTTACGATGCACCTGCCGTTGCAAGCTGTCTGACAACGTATTGAACACCGGCATCATATCAGCTGGTGGTATGATTTGCATCTGCATCAAACATCCTCCCGACAATGCAACCACACTTCACGTTCGTGTGTATCTTTGCGTTGTACTGATTCCACGTGCAAATTTCGGCTGTCGTATACAACACGATGTTCTGGTGTTGGGAATGTTCCCTGAGGATACCTAATTCTCACAACGTGTGATATTGTTGCATCAACCTGCTGGCCACGGATCTTTTCTGCACCAGCTGCATCGATCACTTCGGCATAACATGTTCGATATGTCGACCATGCACCTGTGATTTGGCCGGCTGCATCCACTGTGGTTGCACGGCTTTGCAAATTAATCCTGTGCCTTAGCGTGCCGGCTCGTACCATGTGAATGAATCGCCTAATTTGTAGTGTTGCAGAATTTCTTTTAATCCAACCGGAATGGTCATTGCTGATGCGTTAAACACAACAGCTTCACGGTGTTCAAACCAATGTGCCACCAGCATCAATGCAATCTGCTTGATTTCTTCCGGTGTCGAATCAGAATCACCGTAGCCACAAACAAACCGGATCTTTACTGCATCTAGTTCATCACGTGTTGTTGGCCAGTTGTTTGAATAAGACGGCTGAATCACAGCCGGTTCACGTGAATCACTGACCTGATACTTGCTTGCTGCCAGTGTTTGGCTGGCTCCATCTGTATCTGTGTATGTAATGGATGTTACAGATTGTAATTGCCCGAATGGCAAATAAATCTGCGTGTTTGATCCACCGAATGAATCAGCAATCAGATCATAGGTGGCTGTGCAGATTTGCCGCCCCGTTTCAGCTTCAATGTACATTCTGGCTGCTTTGATGTAATCGTTGATCAATGTATCAAACGTTGAATCATCAATCGCCATATGCAATTTGGCTTCTGTTGAATCAATTGGTTCATCAGTTGGTGCCGTGATTGTTTTAACGGTGTAATTATTCATCAACCGGTTTTTTCTTGGCTCTGCGTTTTGGTTTTGGTTTCATCGCTGCTTCAACAACTGGCTGACTGCCAGCACCCTTGCGGATGCTGACAGCTTGTGCCATTTGTCGATCAAGCAGCCGTTTTCCTTCTTCCGGATCAACTTCAATCACATCACCTGCGTTTTGTGAGAAACCGACACCGGCTCGGGATACTAGCAACTTAACTTTCATCGTCCAATCCTTATGCCATCGTGATGAATTTGACAGCTGCGGATTGAATAACAAGCGCATCGGTTCGCATGAATCCGACATAACCAATTTGGTCATAATCAGCATAACGTTCCTGAAGACGTGCCATTCTCATTCCACCAGCATCACGGATGATGTACTTGCTGAAATCAGCAATTACGATTGGCTTGTTGCCGGTTGCAATATCGTCCATTTCCTGAATGATCACAACAGGCTTTCCAAGCAACGTGTCAGGATCACTGGCTGTGGTTCCAATCTGCCACAAGTATTGGCCATTAGAATCTTTCAGCTTTCGCACGGCTGCTTTGCTGCTTTTGTTCATTGCCCAACCAACATTGGGTGATGAAGCATAAGCAGGATCAAGAGATGCTTCTAAATCAATCAATTCATCGAATGTGATTGCAGATGCACTTGCAGCTGTGACGCCAGACGTTCCACCGGTGATGATTCCTTCCGGTTGGCTCGATCCAGTGCCATCAACAAAATGTGCAGCCTGTGCACGCCCGATTCGCTCACCTAGCATACGGCCTAATTCTTCACCAAGTGGGAAAAACGCATCTTGCAGAAGTTCCTGACTAACGCGGATTAACTTACTGGTGTACTTGTGGGCTTCCAGAATTTTGTTGCCAAATGTGGTGTCCTGTTCGGATACCTGTGTATTTTCGGCAAGGATTGCACCACTGTTGCCAGTGTCATTGTTGGTAGGCCATGGGATGTTATTGCCGGAATCGGTACGAATAACCCGTGCGACTCGACGCAAACCGCCGTAGGCCTGCAAAGTTCGTTCCAGCTCATTGCTGAAGCCTTCTGGCACTAAATAGCCACCTTCAGAATCCGTTCCAGCACTTTGGGCACGATATTCACCGCCAAAACCTTCACGGTTGAATCCACCCATGTTGCTGCGTAGATCCAGCTGGTAGGTGTCAGATTCTAGCGAAACGCCGCAACGGTGTGCAGATTCTTTCAAATTGTCGCTGACATCTTCGCCGGCTTTCCGCTTGCACCATGCCACCAATGCTTCACGCTTGGTTTGTTCGGTGATTGGCTTGATGCCCTCTTTGTTGGCTTGCCATGTTTTGCGATCTTCTGATCCACGCAATTGTTCCAGACGTGCTGCAACTTGCAGCTGCTCCTGAACACCTTCACGTTCTTCGTCAATTCGATCATATTCTGCATTAAGATCATCCCATTTTGCACGATCTTCTGCATTCCATTCATCCTGGCGTGCTGCCAGTTCTTTAATTTCTGCACCTAGCTTGTTTCGCTGGTCTTGCAGATCTTGTAGTTTATCAACAGCCATTGTTTTATTTCCTCAATAGCGATTTCACGAAAAAATGGCAGCACCGATTGCGCCATTAACTAAATGACGGAATCACTACTGCCAGTTTGGGGTCGTTTATCCTATTTCGGGGTACTTGCTGCTGCTTTCACCACTGATTCAAATTGTGCGTGTTTTAGCTTTCGTTGTCAAACTTAATTTTTGCCAAACGCACTTTCACGGCATCCTGTTCACGTTGCCACACCTCCAGTGCTTCTGTTGCTTCCTGCACGTTTTCGGCACTTCTGATTCCACTGGTGGCTGATTCATAGGCTGGATATGTGACCACGGAAACATCAAACAAATCAGCATCTACTATGTTTCTATACGTCATGCCATCTTTAGCACGTTCAATTTGCTGGCCATCTTTATCCACAGAGAATGCAAATGATGATCCGGATACATCACCACGGCTCACAGATTCTGCCAGATCCCGTGCCACCTGTGTGTTCGGCAAATCCACTTCATAACGCAAACCTACGGAATCACATGACAAACGGCATGTGCCGCTGGTTGTTCTTCCAAGCACATGGTTTGCGTCATGGTTAAATAATGCACGCACATCCTGCTTTTCAGCCAATGCACGATCAAATGCACCTGGCTTGATTCGCTCGTAGTATGAATCCATTAATTGATACTGTGTGCCAGCATCTTCTGCCCTGTGGTACACGGCAGCATATCCGCTGATGGTCGTTGTGCCATCTTCACGTGTTTCAACTGTCACTGGCTTCTGGTTTGGGAATACTTTAGGCATTTTCGAATTTCTTTCTATATCGTTCAACAACTTGATCTGCAAAACCTTTTGTGATGTTCTGCATTGCACGCTGCATTTGTTCTTTTTCTGTTATTTCAAACACATGGCCAAATTCATATGACAAATCATGAAATAGATTGTCTGTAATTGATTCAATCATCTGTTTTGCATCACGTTTTTGCATTCCTGCCACCATCTTGGCTGGTAATTCAATATCTGTGGCCATTTTGGCCTTTTCATCGATTAAATTCACCTCCACCCAGTGCAGAAACCGGTTAATAGTCTTTCGATCCAGCTCCCGATTGATCTTTCGCATCAAATAGCCGGTGAATTTTTCAATAGATTGATCGAGCATCTGCCAGGCTGCACGTTCTGCTTCCAAATTGTCCAGATCCACATCATCTGCAACCGTTTCAGCTGGTTCTGGCTCTTGTGGTGTGTCTGCATATTCCATATTCAATGGCCGCAAATACTTATCACCCATTCCATCCGGCCTTGGGTTCATATTTTGCATGGCACGCACCTCATCTGGTGATAAAATGCCAGCTTCAATGCCTGTTCTATAGATCTGGTACTGTGTTGCAATGTCTGCTGCAATCAGGCTCCGCACGTTGTATTCAATGAAATGCGTATTGGCTTCCTGTTCCGCTGGTGATAACAACTTCAGCCAGCATTCAGACTGGATTGCATTAAGCCAATGCGACAAACAGCCATTGAGATATGCACGGTTTTCCTGTTCCAAGCTGTTATAAGATGCTTTGGAATCATCGCCTAGCTTATGCGGTGGCAGATTGAACCATCGTGCAATTTCCTTCACCTGCTCTTGGCGTGCTGCCACCATCTGCGTTTGTTCTGGTGTAAATTGTGCCTGATGAAACTTTGCACCATCACGTAAAATTACGGTTTTGAATGCGTTGTCTACCTTTTCATACGTTTTACGGTATCCGGCTTCAAGGTTATCGGCACCTTTTTTAGTCATGCCGGCTGGCACTTCTAGGATCCCGCCGATCCGGCCACCATATCTAAAATACTTGCTAGCGAATTCTTCAGCCGCCAATGCCAATGCAAATGATTCACGTGCTTTGTATACCAGTTGGCAATCAGCCATGCCGTTGATGCTCATTTGTTCAATGTGCAGAATGTTGGATGCTGCAAATGCTTCAAGATTGCCATCTATTTCAGACACATAGAACAACGTCCCATCTTTTTCACGTCGTGGCGATGTTCGATCTGGTAGCAATGGCAACAACTCGATTGGCTGGCCTTGCCCATTTCGCACGATTAAACAGTAGGCATTCGACCACAGCAACGCATGAAACATAATGCGCCGCCAGAATTGAAACGCACCCATCTCTGCATTCGGTCTGTATCGGATCAGCTTTTGTGCTGGATGGTTTTCATCCTTTTGCCGGCCGTTGGTTCCGAGATCATCACGCCGTTGATAGACATCTAATGGCAGTTTGGCAACATCACCTGAAATTAAATTGATTGCCTGGAACACTGGTGCGATTGTCAGTGCATTGTTTGGTGTGATTGGAATGCCAGATTTCGTGCCTGTACTTCCAAAGATGGATTCCCAAACTTCCGGTGAATTCAGTGGAATGTTGGGGTTTTCAATACTTCTGTTTTCTTTGGATGGCTCAATAAATTCCATCAATACATTTCCAATTTGTTATCGTCGTAATAATCCCGTTTTGGCTCGAGATCACGTGCTGCAATCATCTGCCCTAATGCCATGATGGTTGCCACGATACCATCAATTTTCCGTGGATTACTGTTGTGGGGTTTAACCGGCCGGTTGTTGTTGTTGTTATCACTGTAAATTGTGACGTTTTGTGCTTGCCAATTCAACACTGGATTGTTGTTGTGGTGCATCTTGCCATCAATCACCAGCCGTTCCATTTCAGCTGTAGGTGCTGCAAAGTGCTTCATGGTCTGTGGCATTGCAATTCGATCAATGCCTGTTTCGTCTTCTAATCGGCTTGTTACGTCTTCTGCATATGTGCTGTCATATACGATCTGCGTGATGTTGAAACGGTCTGCCAGATCAATAATATCTGCCTCTATCACGTTGTAATTAATTACATCGCCAGGAATTAGTTTGATGTATCCATCTGTTGCCCACTGGATATATGGAACAATGTGGTTATTGTTCCTGGCAGCATTTCGTGGATACCAAAAATAAGGCAACACGGTTGCGGATCCATCGCCATTGTCAAACACTAGGCTGGCTGCACTCATATCCTTGGTACGGCTCAAGTCTAATCCAAGAATACATTCACGGCCTTCCAGATCCGACGCATCAAAATCTGCTTCACAATTGCGCCAATTGTCCATCTTCAGCCATGGTTGTTCACTGCTGCTCCAAATGTTGAATCGGTACATTTTGAAATTAGCCCAATCATTCAGACTGCGCTTTGCACGGTGCAGTGATTTTTCAAATTCATCCGGATCAACTGTCCTGTGCATGGATGGGTTTGCCATTTCCCACATCTTTGGATCTTGCAATTCTTCATCGGTTGCATCTTGTGGTGCTGCATACTTCACGAATAGGAAATTATCATCTGCCACTTCACCACGGTTTACTGATTCGCCATAATCCCACTGATGCTTTCCGTAGCCTAATTGATTATTACCGGCTGTGCTGATTTCAAGCCGTAGTGATTCGGGGTGACTGATTCCAGCATGTTCCAATGCACTTGCCATTCGTTGATCTACCACATGCACTTCATCAATAATTACATGACCATTCAAACCTTCTAGTGATTTATAGTTTGATCCTGCAATGATGCTGTAATCACTGTGTGTTGGTTCGTACGCAATTACGCCAGTGCTATTGTTGATTGTGCATAGCTGGTTCAATGCTTCAGACTGCTGCACCATCATGCAAGCATTTTTGTGAACAATCCGTGCCTGTTTGCTATCTCTGGCACATGAATAAACGTGGGTGCCTGGCATTCCATCGGCTGCCAGCAAATAAGTGCCCACCATGGCAGCTGTGGGGCTTTTTCCGCTTTTCTTTGGCAGCCAGATAGATGCAATGCTGAAACGCCTTAGATTTCGGCCACGTGTTTCATCAAATCTAACCCACGAAAACAGCCTATAAAACATATCAATTTGCCAATCCATCAACTGGATAGGCTGGCCAGCATATTCACCTTCATACAACTTTAGGTGTGTTTCGACAAACTCCACAAAATGATCACCACGTGCTTCATCAATGAAATAGCCATTAC